GTAGTAGAAAAACAAGAACCTGAACCTGAGAATGCTGAAGAAAGAAGTTTTAAAAAAAGGTATGGTGATTTAAGAAGATTTGCACAAAAGAAAGAAGGGGATCTTCAAAAGCAGATTGATGAGCTTAAATCTCAACTAGACACAGCTACTAAGCAACAGATTAAATTGCCTAAGAGTGAAGAAGAACTTGATGAATGGGCAAAAGAATATCCTGATGTAGCTAAGATAGTTGAAACAATAGCTATCAAGAAATCACAGGAACAGTCGAAAGAGTTAGAAGACAGGATTAAAAAGATTAATGATATGCAAGATGATGCACTGCGAGAAAAAGCAGAAGTTGAATTGCTTAAAAAACATCCTGACTTTATTCAGATTAGAGATGAAGATCAGTTTCATAACTGGGTAGAGGCACAGCCACAGTGGGTGCAAAAAGCCTTATATGAAAATGAACATGATGCTATGTCTGCTGCTAGGGCTATTGACTTATATAAAGCAGATATGGGTATTAGTAGTAATAAAAAATCTAGTAAAGAAGTACAAAGAGAAGCTGCTAAATCTGTTAAGACTTCTTCTAAAGAATCCCCTGAAGCTATGGCAGAGGGAAGTACTTTTAAAGAATCTGAAGTAGAGAAAATGCAACCTGCTGAATATGAAGCTAAACAGGATGCTATAATAGCAGCTATGAGATCAGGGAATTTTATCTATGATTTGACTGGTTCTGCTAGATAGTACTTGACATTCAAGGATTTATCAGTAGAACTGTAATTCACATAGGTCTAGCTATACCTTGCCCACTTTGTGACACCAAGGATATAGCTAAAATAAAGACAACGCAACGAACAATTTAAGGATTACCTGAGACTTGATTGCCCATACTATACAGCTAAATAGTATGCACCAATAAAAGACAGCCCCAAAAGGAATTGTGTAAGTTATGCGTTCAATTACTTATACACTTTTTTAAGGAGATTTAAGATGGCTTTCCCTAAGGCAACGGGGTATCAAAACTTACCTAACGGTAATTTTAGCCCTGTAATTTACTCTAAGCAGGTACAACTTGCTTTCCGTAAATCATCTGTTGTTGAAGATATTACCAATAGTGATTACTTTGGTGAGATTGCAAACATGGGTGATTCAGTAAAAATAATCAAAGAACCAGAAGTTTCAGTTCAGGCTTATAGTCGTGGTACTCAAATTACTGCTCAAGACTTAGATGATGAGGATTTTACACTTGTTGTAGATCAATCTAATTACTATGCATTTAAGATTGACGATATTGAGGCTGCACATAGTCATGTAAACTTTATGACTTTGGCTTCAGACCGTGCTGCTTATCGTTTGAGAGATCAATACGATCAAGACGTTCTTGGGTATCTTTGTGGTTTTCAACAATCAGCAAAGCATGGTAATGCTGATACTTTAAGAACTACATCACCTGGAACAAATGCAGTAGCATCTGCAGGTTCTAATGAACTTTTAAGTTCTATGGTTTTAAATAAAGGTAGTTTTTCTCAAATTACTACAGGTTCAGCAGGAGATCACTCTATTCCATTAGCAACACGTTTACCTGGAGCTACATCTTTACCTAATGATGTTGTATCTCCATTACAAGTTATTTCTCGTATGGGTAGACTATTAGATCAACAGTTTGTAGATAAAGCAGACCGTTGGTTAGTTGTTGATTCTGTATTTCTAGAGCTACTTAGAGATGAAGATAGTAGACTAGTAAATTCAGATTATGGTGGCTCTGGCTTACAAAATGGCTTAGTTATAAATAATTTGCATGGATTTAAAGTTTATAGCTCTAACAACTTACCTTCAGTAGGTGGTGGTTCTGCTACAGGTGGTAAGGCTAACCAAAACACTGACTTTGGTGTTATTGTTGGAGGGCATGGTTCTGCAATAGCTACTGCTCAACAAGTAAGTAAAACAGAAAGCTATCGTGATCCAGACAGTTTTTCTGACATCGTGCGTGGTATGCACCTCTATGGTCGTAAGATTTTAAGACCTGAGGCACTTGTCACTGCTAAATATAACGTGGCTTAAAGGAGATAGAAAATGGCTACAGTTGACGTATCAAATGGTATCAATGCAGGTACGCACCCAAGTCGTGCTATTCGCAAAGAGCCATATAAAGTAGAAGTTGACGTTAATCTTGCTACTGCAACAACCACTAAAGGTTCTGCATTAGCATCGGCTGACGTTCTTCAAGTAATAGATGTACCTGCGAAAACAATGGTTTGGGGTGCTGGTCTTGAGGTGGTAACACCTAATGACGGAGACTTTCAAGTAGACATTGGTACAGGTGCAGATCCTGATGCTTTTGCAGACAATTTTGACTGTGATGGCACTTCAACAGGTGACATGACAGCAATACCTGCTGCCTATGCTCCATTAGTTGTATCTGCTGATGATACAGTTGATGTAGTACTTGGGCCTACTGCAGGTAGTGCATATCCTACTTCAGGAGTATGGAGAGTATATGCAGTCATGCAAGACGTATCAAACGATCTAGGGCCAGACGAAGTAGATCGTGACCAATTAGCTTAATTATTAATTGAGTAAACTACATGGGTGGCTCTAGGGGATAGGGCTACCCATTTTTTTTATAAAGGATTAAAGATGGCAATATCACAAGCTATGTGTACCTCTTTTAAGAAAGAACTTCTTGAAGGTAAACATGACTTTAATTCTGCAGGTCACACTTTTAAAATTGCTTTATATTCAGCAGGTGCAACATTAAGTGCAGGTACTACTAACTTTACTACCTCTGGAGAAGTAGTAGGTGCAGGTTATAGTTCAGGTGGTATAGAACTTACTAAAGTAGATCCTACAATAAGTGGTACAGTTGGTATTACTAATTTTGGTACTGCTACTTTTACTGCAGTATCTATTACAGCTAGAGGTGGATTAATCTATAATACAACTACTGACGGTACTTCAAGTACTACTAATGCAGTAGCTGTATTAGATTTTAGTGCAGACCAAACTGCTGTTGCAGGTAATTTTGTAGTTAGTTTTCCTACAGCAGATGGAACAACAGCAATATTAAGAGTAGAGTAAAATATGTCTAGTCATATTACTTTTGCTAGATACGGAACTGCTGTATTTGGTACAGATAGATATAACTCACAAAGTGTAGCAATTACTTTAACAGGAGTATCTAGTACTGGTGCAGTAGGTAATGTATCTATAGAAGCAGTAGATACAGGAACAAATATAACAGTAAGTGTTAATGGTGTAAGAACATTAGCAAAAGTAGGAACACCTATAGTTTCACCTATAGTATTTGATTTTAGTACTGTTAAAAATAATTATGAAAGACGTAGAACAGCTTATGTACACAGACGAAGTAACAATGCAGATAGAACAGTAAAGGTAGCATAATATGTCACTTAAATGGCCCAGTAAAGATCCAGATGAAACAGTAGATTTTAGTATGGATTGGTCTAGATATTTAAATAGCCAAGCAACTATAGATATAGTTACATGGTTTGTTGATAATGAATCTGGTGTAAAAACACAACTTAATACTGGTAGCATTATAAATAATTTACAATTAGTAGGAGTATCTAAAACTGATACAGTTGCTACTGTTAATTTAGGATTAGGTACAAATAATACAAAGTATAAATTACATTGTCAGATAGTAGATACAAGTGGAACAATAGCAGAAAGAACTGTTACTTTACCTATTAAGGAATTTTAATGGCATATAATTATTTAGGACTTGTTAACGAAGTTAATAGAAGACTTAATGAAGTAGAACTTAGCACTAGTAACTTTGCTAGTACTTCAGGTTTTCATTCACAAGTTAAAGATAGTGTTAATGCTTCTATACAAGAAATAGATCAAGAATACCCACACTGGCCTTATAACTTTGTAGAACAAGAAGATACTTTATCTGCAGGTGTAAGTCGATACAGCTTTCCTGCAAATTCTACTGTAGTAGACTTTGAAACTTTTAGAATTAAAGAGAGTGATACTTTAAATAATAGAACTCAAAAACTAAAAGTATTAAGGTATGAAGAATATTTAGAAAGATTTGTTGAACAAGAATATACATCAGATACTAGTTTATATAATGTTCCTGTATTTGTATCTAAGGCTCCAGGTTTAGAATATGTTTTATCACCTGCACCAGATCAAGCATATACA